TGAGAACGCTAGTATATAGAGTACAGAACATGAAAAGAAGAATAGAGACTAAAGCCGAAGAGATTGAAGAAACTTACGGCAGAAAACTGACCAACCGCCAAAAAGAATTTGCCAGACATTTTGTTGATGGAACTAATAGTAATGCCGAATGCGCTAGGCTTGCAGGTTACGCTTCCGATTGTGCAAAGGTTCAAGCTCATAAACTTTTAGATGCAAGTAGCTTCCCTCACGTTAACGATTACATTTCCGAACTTCGAGAAGACAGAGAAAAGAAATACGGTGTTACTTTATTAGGACAATTGAAGAGGCTCTCAGAATTATCTACAGGAGCCGAAGAAGCAGGACATTTCTCAGCGGCGATCAATGCTGAAAAAACGCGAAGTGCTCTAGGGGGTCTCACTACTGACAGACGGGAGACAAGTCACTTCCATGCTATAGAGAATATGGATCGTGATGAAATAGAAAACCGTCTTAAAGAATTAAGAAAGAATCATCCAAGTATTTTCACGGATGCAGACTATGAGGTGTTGAATGACTCAAAAACCAGAGACGTTGTTTTGGAACAAATTGAAAGAAAAGATACCCCTTCACTGGCAAGTCCAAAGAATTGAAAACCGCTATGGCGGTGGCATCCCTGACGTATATATCTGTGCAGAAGGATGTTCGTTCTGGATTGAACTTAAAGTAACGAAAACTAACCGAATAAATATCTCATCCCATCAAGTCGCTTGGAATTACGCCCATTATAGATCGGGCGGGGTAAGTTTTTTCTTGGTACACCCCCTCTCGTCCTCCAACCTATATTTGTTTGGCGGGGATCATGGTCGGGAGTTATTGACCCATGGCCTACACGCCAATGGTTCGGGGACACTGGTTCCGTGCCTATGGTCGGGGGACGATTGGTCGGGGTTGGTCGGGTCATTGATCGAGATCAGTCGGGATCGGGTCGGGGCAGCAGGTCGGGTCGGGTCGGGTTCGGGAGCCACTGCTCCGGTCGGGGTCGGGTCGGGATCAGTCGGGTCGGCTCCGTGGCCAGGGCCAGGGGTATAGAAATTCCGGCCAACTGCTGAAAGGAATAAAGACAGTTGGCCGGAAAAATGGTCCAAGGATTTTAAACCTTGGACCTCGAGCGGGCTACTTAGGAGTGTCAACAACCGCCCGCTCTAATGGCTACGGCTGCAATAGTCTGCTATTATCTCGTGTAACTTGTCAACGCAGAGCTGGAATTCTTCCGCTTCCGCTTCTGAAAACTCCCTTACATTTAAGTAATGATTTTCTAGAACGCCGTCAATTTCTGTTAAAGCTTTATCTATATCCATTTTTAAAACCTCTCAATTTTATAACCAAACCAATGGTTCGCTTCCGATCTAGACGCGCAATCCAATAGGTTCATGAATGTTTCCCAGATCATTTCCGCTTGATCTGGGTTGTTTTCTAACAAAGAAATAGTCCTTTCCAAAACTATAATTTCGTTTATGTCGTTGTCATCTCTATGACCCTCTAACATGTTGTTTAGCTCATCTAAAATTTGGTTGTTATCCATTTTTAATAATCCCTTACTACGAAACCAGTTTGATCATTCTTAGCCTTTGACCCTTTTGGATCAAGACCGACAATAACGCCCTTTGGATCTAGGTGGCGCAGGTCGTGTTCTGTCCCGTCAATTACTGGATGCCCCAAATATTCTTTTGGTAACCCGTGACCAAAAACAACCGCAACATTAAACCCAAGTTTTAAAGCTTGGATTGCTTCCGCCTTGTTTGTTTCCGATAGGCTAAAGGTCAAATGGTAATTGGACGGACGGTTTTTGTTAAGCAACCGTTTAATATGTTTTGTGTAATCTACAAATTGAGTGTTAGGGAATAGATCAACAACCGTTTTATTATTAGTTTGTTTTATTTTCATGGACTCAAACGCAAGGTCCGTTGATCCGTTTAAACGAATGCATAACTTTTTATCTTTACGTTCGGCGGTTTTGATAAGCTTGGATATATGCCCGACCATTTCCGCCATAAATGCGTGGCGGTCGTTCATAAAAAATTTCGCTTTACGTACACGGGAATCACGAACGCTGTTAGTTCCGTTTTCGAGATCCTTAACCATGCCCGCTTGACCGGAATAAAAACCTAAACATAACGACCGACAACCGGCGGAAGACTTCCCGCATAAATCACCAGCGCCGCCCGTGGTATGTGGCGCCATGTAATTAATCCCGTTCAAGTATCCGTATTTGTCCGCCTTGATTGCCTTGGCGGAATCAGTAGAAAAGAATTGTGTGAATTGTATCATTCTAAATACTCCAATTTATTAAAGTTATTGACCTGCTCAATATACTACCATCTATTACCATAGTCAATTTTATTCGGGATGATTTTTATGCCCAACCGTTTCCGCTGCACCCAGGCTGCACCCAGGTCGGGTTCGGGTCGGGTCGGGCTTCAATGGTCCGCGCCCCTATAGTACGGGTACGTACTATATAATAATATATATTATCCTCGAGACTAGGTGCAGCGGATAGCGGACATAAAAAAACGGAGCCAATAGGCTCCGCCGTTTTCCCTTTCATTGTTTAGCTAAACTTTAAAATCTAAATGACCGCCGACCATTTTTTGTAGATCGTTTTCATAATTGAGAACCTTCAATCGGTCGTTCCACCATTTTCTTTTATTCTGCCATTCGTTGCCGAATAGGTCGATGGCCTCGTTTGAGGCCACCTCCCAAATTTGGGTATCAGTTAATATTACTTGATCCATGTTATCCCTTCCAGGAACTAATAGTTGATTAACTTCTCGCCGTCTCGCAACTGCGAAACAGCTATTTCATAACGTTCTTTTATCTCGAGCGCCTCGCCATGCGTCAGATATTTATGGCGCCCAAAACGATAAAGCTTCGTCACTTGTTTAGTTTTCTTTACTTCATGGTTTGGCGTTTTAACCGATACCGATCGCGAACTATTAAAAGCGGCGCTCATCGGCGTGACCTCAAATCTATTTTTTACTTTTGTCATCTTACTCGCTCCCCTCAACCATGCTAATACTCAGTAAAACAAAAGACAATTTACCCATGTTGATAAGCTGTCCCTTTTCGGCGGTGGTATACCCGTCACTTTCATCCGTGAAAACCCAGCCTTTTTGTTCTGCCTGTTCTTGTGTCATTGTGTAACCTTTCATTTAATTATGGTTTTACTTTGATGTTTTGACAGCTTGATTAATCGCCCAAGACACAGCTTGTCCCATATTCACAACCATTCCTAAATCATTAGACGCAATTAATTGCAATTTTGGAATTTCCATGTGAGCTTGATCTGAGATGTTCACAGCTTGGGTATCTTTTCTAGAGCGGGTATTATGTTTAATAGTTGACATTTTATAACCTTTCATTATTTAGTTGTTGACCCTCCCATCTTATTCCATTAGACTGTACTAGTCAACAATTAAACAATGAGGTTATAAAATGATAAATAAAAACTATACTTTTAAAATTCCTTGCGACGAACCAGCTTGCAATGCAACAGGCACAATGGAATATGATCGAGAAAACAGTTACGGCGTTTATGCTGTCCAGCACGAATGCTGGGAATGCGATGGTAGAGGTTACCATCAAACTTTTGAAGATCACTATTCTAATGAGACTGATTTAAAAGAGGATTATTCAGACGCTTATGACATTGAACAAATGAATGGCCGCTATCATCGTCAATCTTTAAATGCTAGAGAGGTCGCGTAATGCATAGACAAAATAGGATTAACCTAACCGAAGAACGTAATGAATGGCTAGAAATTCAACGATGGGATCGCCGAATGCGACACCTAGACTTTTGCGTTAAGGTATTGGTGGTAGCATTCGCCCTCGCTTACATTTCAATTATTGCCGAACTCTTTTAACAAAATTTAACCTCCCTAAACTTGACGGGCGATCTTCGGGTCGCCCTTTTTTTGTGCGCGATCGGGTCGGGTCGGGTCGGGTCGGGTCGGGTCGGGAGCCATTCGACGATGGGCAGCGCCCGCCCTATATAC